AAAGCCTTGCCAATTTGGTAGGGCTTTTTACTTTGGAGAAACATGAACAATAAGACTTTGCAACAACTTGTAAAAGGTTGTTATGGCAGAAAAATCGCATACACAAATGTAGACCACATAGACGAAAACAATATTTTAAGTGTTATTGGCAATACTATCGGTGTTTTCAACAACAACAGAATGGTATGTGAATATTTGTGGCGTTACAAGAATGGCGATCAACCCATTCGTTATCGTAACAAAACAATTCGTGACGATGTATGCAATAATGTTGTAGAAAATCACGCATGGGAGATTGTTCAGTTTAAGAATGGACAGACAAACGGAGAGCCGATTCAGTATATTTCCCGGAGAAAAGACGAGAGCATAAGTGATTTAATTGACAAACTCAATGATTATGTTGCTGCCGTTGATAAGCAAGTGCGTGACATATCATCAGGAGAGTGGACAAGCACGGTAGGTACAGGATTTAAGGCTATTCAAAGGAAAAACGGCGATGTGCCTTTTAGAATTACAGTACCCACACCACTTAATACATATATCATTTACTCACAATACACGGAACAACCGATGTTAGCCGTGCAGAGATTAAAAGACGAGAATAACGAACAGTTTTTCTTGTGTTTTGATGAGAGATTTGAGTATCGCATAAAGAACGGCGTAGTAATCTTAAAGAGATTGCACTTGTTTGGTGGTATTCCTATCGTGGAATATCCTAACAATCAGGATAGAATATCTGATATTGAGTTAGTCATTGATATGCTTGATGCTATCAACAACTACCAATCAAACAGAGTTGATGCCGTTGAACAGTTTGTGCAGAGTTTCATCAAGTTTGTCAACTGTGAGATAGACGAAACCGAATTTAGAAAAATGAAAGAGGTAGGAGCTATCACAGTACATTCAACAAAGGATAAACAAGCCGATGTTGATATTATGACACAAGAGCTTAACCAAACTGAAACACAAGTTGCAAAGCAAGATATACTCGATAACATTGCATCTATTCTTGGAATACCTAACAAGGAAAGTGGCTCAAAGTCAGGTGACTCGCAAGGTGCTGTCGAACTCCGAAACGGCTGGGACTTCGCAAAGCAGAGAGCAGGTATTAAAGACCCTTACACAGTAGAGGCAGAGAAAAGACTTGCAAAAATCATCATTAACGAAATTCAGTTATCAAAGGGCAAAGACGAAATGCCACTTGATATGTTTGATGTTGATGTAAAGATAAGTCATTCTCCGACAGATAACCTTTATGTTAAGGCTAATTCACTTGCATTACTGTTACAGAGTGGAGTTGACCCGAAGATAGCAATTAAAACATCAGGACTTTGGAGCGATAGCGAAAAGGTTTACACACAATCAAGAGATACACTTGATATTAAACAAGGCTATACCGAAAAGGAACAAGCCGAGAACATAATTGACATAGACAATAGGGTTAAGAATGGCAATACTTGATAAAGACGAATTAAATATGCCCTTGTCTGATGATGAAGATATTGAGGGAATCCTATATGAGTATTTCCGGGAAATGAACAAAATCACAGACGAGCAAGTGGAGGATAGGGTTGATATTGCCAAACAGATTTACAACCTTATTGCTATGTTTTTGTTTCTTGTTAGTGGTACGGCATACACAAACGGAGTGCAAGATATAGATTACTATGTGACAATGTTGCAAAGACGATTCAGGGATATAATCGGTTTTTCTGACAGTTATACAGAAAGATATGTGAATTTTATTACACTTGAAATTGTCAATACAACTTTTGAAAACCTTGAAACAGAATATTATCTGTCACAAAATAGGGCATTGGATATAGCCGAAACCGAGGCAAACACTATTATGAATTATAGTGATTATCAAGATGCTATCAATAATGGGTTTACCAAAAAACAATGGCTCACCGAAAAGGACAACAAGGTTAGGAAATCACACCAACTTGTTGACAATAAGGTAGTTGGCATTAAGGACTATTTCAAAGTCGGTGGAGATATGATGTTATTTCCACATGATTTGTCAATGAACCCTAAAGCACAAAATGTAATCGGTTGCAGATGCCATATAAAATACAGTAATTAAGTCGAAAGACTTTTTTATATATAAAAATTCGCACTTATGCGTCAAATAAGAGATGCCATCGTGATGAAAACACGGAAAAATCGTAGGCAGGAGGAAAAAATGAATAGAGAAACATTAAGAGAGTTAGGACTTACCGATGAACAGATCAACGAGGTAATGAAAGAGAACGGCAAGGATATACAAGCCGAAAAGCAGAAAGCAGAGGGCTATAAAACCGATTCTGTTAAATTAGCCGAGTTGACAAAACAGTTAGAGGCAATGAAGAACGCCCAAACTGAAAAGGACAAGACGATTGAAACGAAAGATACTCAATATGACGAACTAAAAAAGCAATTTGATAGTTTGCAAAGTGAGTTAAAGACAAAAGAGCTTAAAGCAAATTTGGCTGAAAAAGGAATTATCGGAGAAAACGCGGATAAACTTATTCAATCATTGGCAGGTGGCACACTTGATGTGGAACTATTAGGCGCAATTATTTCCGAAAAGGAAACAAACGCCGTAGACGCAAAGGTTAAAGAACTTGCAGGACAAGCAGGAAATCCCGGAGGTTCAAATGGTAGTGGTAATGAACCACCCGAAAAAACCGATGCCGAAAAAATGGCAGAAAGCATCGGAAAGACACTTGCAGAATCAAACAAGTCATCTAACGATGTTTTAGCAAAATATATGTAACACACAAACAAAAATTTATAGGAGGATAAGAAAATGGTTTTTGATACAAATTCAGTTGTTTCAACACCCGAAATTCTTAAAAGAAAACTCGGTGGCGAACTTTTCGTGCCTATCACAATCGCATCATCAGAGTTTTCAAATACCGATGTAGTAAAGGCTGGTAGCCCTATCGGTGCAGATGGTACAATTCAGAACGATGGCGATGCCGTAGGTATTCTTCTCAACGATGTATATGTTGATAACCCTAACGGTTCACTTATCAAGGGATTCGCTACAATCAATCTTACAAATGCAGAGGCTAATAGTGGTCTTACACTTGCAACAGCTTGTAAAGCAGCCCTTACTAATCTGTTTTTTGAATAATTAAAGGAGGATAAGCATAATGAGAATTACTGATGTATATAATTCAAAAGCCGTTGCTATTTTTCAATCAGAGGTAGCATCAAACGCTATTCCTTATCTTGGCGAGGGTCTTTTCCCTACAAAGAAGAAGATGGGTCTTGACCTTAAATGGATAAGAACGGCAAAGGGTCTGCCCGTATCACTTTCTCCGTCTGCTTTTGATTCTGTTTCAACAATCCGTTCTCGTGAGGGATTCAAGATGGATGAAACAGAAATGGCATATTTCAAGGAGAGTATGCTTGTTAAAGAGCAGGACAGACAGGATATGATGCGTGTTCAAGATTCATCAGACCCTTATGCAACAGAGGTTCTTTCACATATCTTTGACGATGCAAACACACTTATTGCAGGTGCAAAGGTAGTACCCGAGAGAATGAGAATGTCACTCCTTGCTAACGCAAATGGACACCCCTCTATCTCAATTTCTGCTAACGGCGCAACATACGCATACAACTATGACCCCGATAACAGTTATTCAACAAATAACTTTACCGATGTTGGTGCGGTACAGAGTACAAACTATTGGACAGATACAACCAATTCAGACCCTATGGCAGATATCGCTAATGCACAAGATGCGGTTGAGGCAAAGACAGGTGTAAGACCTACAAACCTTATCATATCAAAGGCTACAATGAATCTGTTAAAGCAGAACGCAAAGATTAAGTCGGCTATTCTTGCACAGAATGTAACCGCAAATATCTTTATGACAGATGCAAGGGTTAAGGAACTTTTTGCTAACGAACTTGGAATCAATGTAATTGTTTACACAAAACTTTACAAGAACGAGGCAGGTCAAGCAAAGAAATTCTATCCCGATGGTATGGCAACACTCATTCCCGATGGCGCACTTGGTAATACATGGTATGGTGTAACACCCGAGGAAGCAACACTCCTTGAGGATTCTAACTATGATTGCACAATCATTGACGGAATTGCGGTAACAGTAACAAATTCTGTTGACCCTGTTCAGACAAAGACAATCGCATCAGAGATTGTTCTCCCGTCATTTGAATCTATGGATTCCACATTCATGCTCAAAGTTGCATCATCAGTAGCATACTAATTAAAACTACAATGGTCTTGTGAGGGGTTTTAAAGCCCCTTGCAGACCTTTATAGGAGAAAGACGATGATATTACCATACAAAACAAAATACAACGGCATTTACTACAATGCAGGCGAGGAAATACCCGTTGAGAATAAGACAGAGAAAAAGGTTGAGCCAACTATTGAAGAAAAAAAGGTAGTTGAAGAAAAAACCGAAGAAAAGGTTGAAAAGAAACCAACATATAAACGCAAGACAAAATAAAGGGAGAATTGCATTATGAATGAACTAATTGCCGAGATTCGTGCATTAGCAAAAGCATATTTAACAGAAAGTGATGATGGCGATGATGAAGAATTTGAAGATTTCCCATTGTCAATAGTCAATTTTGTTGTAGAGTATGCAATGAAAAAATGCAATTTCCCAATTTCTTTTAAAGACGAAAGAAAAGTGAAAGAATTATCTGATTGCAAGAACTCTTTGGCAATGGCTTGTGTTGATCTTTACCTGAAAATCGGTGCAGAAGGTCAAAATTCCTATTCATCAAACGGAGTTACAAGAAACTTTAAATATGAGTGGGTAAATGCAAGTTTACTTGAAAATCTGCCGAATTATGTAAGGACTATACGATAATGAGAATGAGATTACCCAAACGTGATAAACAGAATATGTATTATTCAAATTTTGTGGGTACACAAAAGGAATATCAAACGGATGCAGAGGGTAATATTGTATATACTGAAATAGACGGAGAACAAGTGCCTATCGAAACAGGAATTGTTAGCGAGGTTTACGGAACACCGATAAAATTCAGAAGCTCAATATCATCAAACCTAAATGAAATGCACATCAAATCATGGGGCGTAGATCAATCGTCAATTTATTCTGAATTGTGTGTGCCAAAAGGATATTTGCCATTAAAAATCGGCGCGATAATATGGCGCACATCAGATATAGAATGGGATGATGAAGAACACGGAATACCGAAAGCATCATCGTCAGATTATACAGTATGTGGTCTTATGGATGAGGGATTGACAGAAGATTTGTTTTTGCTTAAACGCAATTCAAGCGAAGAAGAAGAAAGCCCGGGAATAGACGATGAAGAAACTGAAAATCAACCTATTCAATCAAACGACGATACAACAGGCGATTAAAGATATTCAAGATTACAAGCAAGAGTTAATCAATAACACAAAGAAATTTTGTGAAGAATTATCTAAAATCGGAATAGAGGTTATCAACGCAAACATATCAAATGAATTTAGGGGATATATCGGATTTAGTAAAAAGGTTAACCCACAACAATATGGTTGTGAAGAAATCCTGATACTTGAAGATATAGACACTTATGAATCGAAATGGCTTGCACTTGATGAAAACGGCAAAGAAACAGAGAAAACGGCAAAATTAAGTGCTGTACTTTTAGCAGAGTTTGGTTCAGGTATAAAAGCCGATGCAGAAAGAAAACACATGGAAACCACCCATGTTAAAGAAAAAGTCGGCAGGGGAACATTCCCAAGTGAAACAAATGAGCCATTTGGAAATATCAACCACGCTCGTAGGCAAAAAATATGGAGTTATAAAGACACAGATGAAAAATGGAAAAGGTCAAGTGGTGTAGCACCTACAATGCCTATGTATAACGCCTACATTGAAATGGAAAGACAGATAAAAGAAAAGGCAAGGGAAATATTCAAACAATGAGTTGGGTTTTTGATTTAGAAAATCGCATATATACCATTGTAAAAACAAAGGTAACGAATCGGCTTAAAGCGAAATATCCAAAAATCAATTTTACGCAAGACCCGACACCTGATGATACAACATCGTATTTTCCGACAATATATATTCACTTTTTACCGTCAAATGAGTACGGAAAAACACTTGATGCACTTACGATCAACGCAATAATGTCAACAGCACAAATCGAGGTAACATCATCAAAAACACAAGGACAAACAGTTGCAAGACAAGTTATGTGGGAAACCATAGAACAATTTAAAGCCTTGCGATATGAGGTATTTCAGACACCCGAGGTTATACCTACCGGGAATGATACAAATTGTGTTGTGTGCCGTGTGCGTAGAATGGTCGGTGCAAATGATACAGTTGGTTAAAAGGATTGTACCTTTTAAACATAAAATATTTCACAGAAAAAAACTTATAGGAGGATAAAAAAAATGGCATTACCCGGAATGAGTACCTTGGGAATTAGATTCCTTTATGGTATTGAAACAACGGCAGGACAAAAGCCTGCAACATTCACAGAGTTAAGCCGTATCAATGGTATCGGTGGTATCACTATTGATGTTGAAACCATTGACGCATCAGCACTCATTGATAAGGTTACAAGATCAGTTGCAGGTAGAGGTGACACAGGCGGTGATTTTACTGTTACAGTAAACATTACACCCGATACCATTACAGAATGGCAGACACTTATATCAGCATACAAGACCGCAAAGGAAGCAGGAAAGCAGACATGGTTTGAGGTTTACCACCCTGATCTTACAAGTGGTGCGTTCTTTATCGTTGCAGAGCCTCCGCAAGAGATTCCTATGCCCGAAAGTGGACAGAACGAACTTTGGACGGTTGAGTTTACCCTTACAATCAATGAATACAAGGGTCTTGACACGGCGGTAGTACCTGCTAATCTGTCAGACGATGACGGAGAATAATTAAACAAACAAATCCCCGTAGGAGAGTGGGGGCGAAAGCCTCCGCCCTCCCAAAGGGGTAAATTTTAAACTTTGGGAGGAAATAAAAAATGACATTTAAGATTAACAATGTAGTTTACAAATCAGTTGAGATTGATTACAATGCCGTATGTTTTTTTGAGGACAACGGACTTGAATTTAATGATGTGAGAAAAAAGGGAAATTCCTTTATGAGAGCGTATTTTGCGTTATGTGCAGGAATAAGCATTGACGATGCAGGAGATTTAATTCAGCAACACATCATTAACGGTGGCGATGTGAAAGGTCTTGTTGATGCCTTTGCAAAGGAGATAGACAAGTCGGATTTTTTTCAAGCACTCATCAAGGGCAAGAAAAAGGAAACTCCAACGGAGAACACAGAAGTTATCGAGAACTAATAGAGAATGAATTATTGCCAAACGCATTAGCGATAGGCATTGAATATAATCTTTTTTGGAAATTAAATCCGAGAAAGATAAAGCCTTTTTATGAGGCACACAAAATCAAGCGGAAAATGCTTGACGAGGAAATGTGGTGTATGGGTGCTTACATACACAATGCCGTTTTATCTGCCGTAGAAAAGAATCTTGCAGGAAAGAAAGCGAAAACGAGTTACCTTGAAAAACCTTTTATGCAAGAAGAAACCAAACCGACAGAACAAAATACGGACAAAGAAAAAGAGGAAAGAATGAAAAAGGTTAAAGCCGTTTTTCAATCCCTCGAAATAATGAAAGCAAATTTTGAATTATCAAAACAAGGGTAGCATGAAAGTGTTACCCTTTTCTTTTAAGGAGAAGGACGATGCCTGATTTAAGTTTACAGATTAAAGCAAGTGCAGA